TATCACGGTAAGCCTGTCCGGCTGGAGCCGGTGTCGAGGCGTCAATGCCCCCTATACCCCGGTACCCCTGGGCTGTATGTCACCATATCTCGGAGTTCACCCCGAGTCCCGGTACGGACTCCCCGTCGCTTTTGCGGTTGTTGCAGGTGTCGTGGGCCGGGACGATGTTGCTGAGGTCCCACACGAGTTCGGGGTACTTCGACCGTGGCTTGATGTGGTCGAGTTGGTTGGCTCCGGGTTGGCGGCAAATCCAGCACAACACTTGGTCGTTGGGGAGCAGCTGCTTGTACAGCTTGCGGCGTCGGCCTGAGTTGTTGACCCATTCATCGACTGCCATTGCTCGCACCCTTCATACGACTGTTGGTCCCGAATTAAACGGAACCAACTCTACTATTAAATCTGTCAAGTATACTGGGTGTCAAGTATTGGTATAGTGTGGGGTTTGTCACATACGTTATATATACCCAACAAACCCCACCCTATAGTACAGGTCCTCTACCCCCTACCGGTGGGCCAGTGGTTCTGTACCCAGATTAGGCCGATACAGGCCAGGATCCCGGCCCAGACCCAGAACCCGGCGTTCTCCCACCACATCACTGGACCTCGGCTTTCTGTAGTCCCTCTTCGGCGTCCCACATTTTGATTATCCATGCGGGCGGCTCGCATTCGTTGCCGCAGATGCAGCCGGTAGTGTCGTCCTCCCAGCAGTACAGCAGGTCCCCGCCTAGTCCCATCATTGTTTTACCTTTCCGTGTTTGCGGTCGCAGGTCCAGTCCTCGTCCTCGGAGGCTGGACGGTCTTGGCTTTTGGTGTTGCCGCACTCGGTACATTTGATCACCCAGCGCGTTGCCATTACAGCTTGGCCATATCCAGTACCAGTTGGGACCCGTGTTCCCCGAGCAGGGCTTGTATGTGGGGTCCCCACTTGTAGACGAAGATGGACCCTGCCGGGACCTGTGGGTGTACCATCCCGACCGAGGCCAGGGGCTGGTCCGGGAACCCCTCGATGATCATCACTCCGTAGCCGGTCTCCAAGGCCCGGGTGCATAGCTCCTCTTCCAGTGCGGCCCGTCGTTCGGCGAGCTGCCGTGCGGCCTGTGTCATGAAGGGGTGGTACCCGAATCCGAGCATGGGTTCGGGGTCCCAGAGTGGTTTGGTTGGATCAACTGTCATGATGCCTTGGCTCCTTTGCCTAGGATTTCTTGGATTAACCGGATTCCGGCCTTGGCTTGGATCGCCCGTCGCTGGGCGTTCCGGATTGCGGTCTCCCGCTTGACTATGTGGCCGGGGTTGATTGCGCAGGAGAAGTCCCGCTCGACCATCTGCCCTTCGACCATCCAGACTCCGAGGTGGCCACCGCAGCGGGTCACCTGCTCGTCCTCTCCCACATTGACTTCACAGGACAGGCCTTCAATGTGGAAGAAGTAAGCGGACCTGAGTGGGTCCGGGGTGAGGAGCTTCTCTGCGGCGAGCCTTGCCGCCACCACCCGGGACCCCCAGTGTTTCATCTTGTCCCCGCCACCGGAGTCGCGGTCGAGGGTGTCTAGGTTTCGGGCCAGATACCTAAGTTCGTAGGCGACTCCTTTTCGGCCTGGGCCTCGTGCGGTGTCGCCTCCGAGTCCACCGAGCCAGCCCCGTCCCGCGTAGGCGATACCCCGGATATCGTGCCGGACTTTAGCTGCGTCGTCGTTGAGGTCGAGTCCGGTGACCATGGGGTCTTTGCTTCCACGGACCTTGACTTGTTCGGCTTTTTGTTCAACATTGAGCCTCCGGGTGAGTGCTTCGAATAGTGGGTCGTATACGTCGGCCAGCCAGTGTAGCTCCTGCCATAGCCGGTAGGAGCAGACGTAGCAGAGTAGCTTGCCTTCTTCGGCTCGGTCCTCGTCGTTGATGCAGGTGATCAAGCCGGGTACCTCGTATCGGCTTCGAGGAAGGCCATGGCCGAGGATTCGGTTACCATCCGTTCAATCTCCGACCGTGTGGCCGACGCGAGCAGACCCGGCTCAAGCTCGGTGGACAGCGCGTATTCCGCCTTGACCCGGAATCCCTCGGGCTTGGCTTTGTCGCTGTCCGTGATCCGGACCAGCATGTGGACTTCAATATTTCTCATGGCTCCCTATCCCTGGCCCCTTGGATACTAGTGGAGGCCCCAGCAGGGTCTCAGGTCTGCCGGGACCTCCATAAGGATCGACGAGCCGTAAGGAGCCACCCCGGCTGCGATCTAGGTACCACCCTACCAGTATATTTGCCTATCTGTCTAGCCGGGTATCTTGACAACCGGGCAAGGCCGGTCTTACAATAAGAGGGCAGGGGTTTTTCCAATTCGGTCTCAGTCGAATAAGGAGCTATACCAATGGTTGATTTCCCAGCACCTACAACCGGTCCGATATCCACGCTTTGCCGCTGCGGTTGTGGGGAAGCCACCGCCAGCTACCGGAGCGTGTACCGACCGGGGCACGACAGCAAGCACATCTCACACCTCCTACAGGAGCTGCTCGTGGGAATCGACTCGCTGGAGCACGGCAAGCTCTCGGCCAAGGACTACCAGACCCAGGTCTCCGACGCCTTTATCCTGCTCCCCTCCGCTAGTCTGCAGGACCGCCTCTACCACGCGATCCTGAACTACGGGCGGGGCCGTCTCCGCGAGCGCCTCGTTGACCTCAAAATCAAGCCCTTTGAACCAGCCAAGGCCGGTCGTGCCAGTAACACAAAGTAACACAAAACCTTGCCCACTAGCATAACTTGACTCGTGGGCAAGGTTCTGGTAAAGTTGTTCTTACGAGGTTCACCCACTAAGGAGCACAAAATGGCACACGTCAACACCGCAACCGTCCAGAGCATCGACGGCAACCTGGTCAAGGTCACCAAAACCAGCACCCACCGCGATTACGTGAAGGTCTCGGTCCTCGAAAACTCCGAATCCGGCGAGCAGGTTGTAGTAAGCTGGCACCTCACCGAAGCCGCTGCAACCAAGTACATCAGGACCAGCGAAATCCAGCGGATCGTTGCCCACACCAACACCAAGCGCGGAGGCAACTGGGTCGCCAAGGTCCTTCCGGTCGTGAACACCCTCACAGGTAAGGACGCTCCCGCCGAGGCCCCCAAGGTCGAGGCTCCCCGCTCCCCCGAGGGCGACGGCTGCAAGTGCGGTTGCGGAACCCAGGTATCCGGCAAGGCCATCTACCGCCCGGGCCACGACGCCAAGCACGTCTCCCGCCTCGTGCAGGAGACCAAGGCCTCCGGCAAGCAGCCCGCCGAGGCCGCGACCCTCTCCCCGCGACTGTTCGCCAAGTACTTCGCCGCAGCCACCAAGTAAGGCCCCGGGGGTCCCGAGGGACCCCCACTGGGACCGGCTGGATTAGGCCAGCTCCGAGGGTTCGACACCCTCCGGCCCCACGAACTTGACACTTGGTCAAGGATATGTTTTAATAGAAATATGAGGCCGGAAGGACCGGCCCGAACCCGCTAAGGAGCCAAAAATGAGCGAGAACACCAACACCACCACCAAGGCCACCACGACCCGCCACTGCAACTGCGGTTGCGGCGAGGCCACCTCCTCCAGCAAGACGATGTACAAGCCGGGACACGACGCCCGCCACGCTGGCAACGTCGCCCGGGCCATGGCAGCGGATTACAACGAGGCCGGGAACGACGAGAAGCTGGAGGCCCTGCCCTCGGCCAACCTGAAGCACAAGGCCCGCATGATGGCCGCTCGGATCGTCGAGAAGGAAGCCAAGAAGGCCAACAAGGCAGCAGCCCGGAGCGCAGCCCGCGCCACCAAGACCCAGAAGGGCAGCGACGTCGCGGAGGCCCTGATCGACGGCCTCTCGGCGGACCTCAAGAACGGCCTCGCGGCAGTCGTGGCCAAGGAGGAAGCGGAGTTCGCGGAGGCCCAGTCCGAGCGCCCGGAGCCGATGTTCGACGAGGTGGACACCCACATCTACACCTACTCCACCGTAAAGGTCGGACGCTGGGAGTACCCGAGCCGGACCAGCACCCAGGGTCTGCGCGGCGAGGACGGCAAGATCACCCCCCAGACCGTGACCGAGCGCAACACCAAGCGCGATGGCTCCGGTGAATGGATCGACCACACCTCGCACACCAAGTAACACCAAGGACCCCCGGCGTAACAGCCGGGGGTCTCTCTGTATGTCCGGTTTGACTGAGTGACAAAGATGTGATTTAATTGAAATATGGGCCGGAACGACCGGTCCAGTTCAGATAAGGAGCCAACCTTGAACAAGCGCAACCAGAAGCCCGCGACCTACAAGGCCGAGTTCTTCTACGACTCGGTGGGTCGTCGCCGGAAGCTGCAGGACGCGGCGATGGCCAGGATCCGCGAGGAGTTCGCGGACGGAGTGCCGACGAGCCTGATCGCCTCGGAGTGGGGAGTCTCGGTCGCACTGATCCGGACGATCTGCTACAACACCCCGAGGAAGCGGGACATGGACAAGTTGGGAGACTAGAGGCGAGGCCCCGGGCGAGAGTCCGGGGCCGACCCGTATTCCATCCCCACCCGGGTTTGACACGCGGGCAAGGATAATGTAAAATTGAATTTAGAGGGGCAGGGAGCCCCTCGGAACGAAGGAGCCACTAATGATTAACGAAACAGCCCCCGCACTGATCGAGCAGCTCAACGAGGTCGGAGCCGAGCTGGAGCGGATTCACGAGGCCGAAGGCCAGGAACCCCCGCTCACGACCGGCGCGATCTTCCTGAACGTCCGGACCGGCCGGGTCTGGTTCCAGATTCAGGACCAGTCCTACGGGACCACGCTCTGGGTTTCCAAGCACGAGCGGCACGCGGCCTCCGGCGAGACCCTGGTCTCGGTGGAGTCGATGGAGGAAGCCATCAACTACGAGTGGGACTAAGCGAATAGAACGAGACCCCCGACCCGATAAGGGCCGGGGGTCTCGCTGTATCAGACGCCGGAGGAGCCGAACCCGCTGGTCCCGCGAGCGTGGGACGACAGTTCCGCCACCAGCACCGGGTCGGTCTGCCGGGTGCCGTTGCCGACGATGATCAACTGTGCGATCCGCTCACCCGCCTCGACCCAGACGGGCTTGCCGGTCATGTTCTGGACGCCGGAGAACAGCTCGCCCCGGTAGCCCGCGTCGATGATCCCGGGGTTCACGAGGAGACCCTTCTTGCGCAGGGTCGAGGACCGCCCGACGAGGAAGCCCCACGACCACTCAGGCAACTCGACCTTGATGTGGCTGCGGATATCCACGAACCCGTTGGCCGGGACCCAGCAGGACTCCGTCACGAACAGGTCCAGCCCTGCATCGTCCGAGTATGCCCGGGTCGGAAGCTGGACCGGAACCTCGGAGGGTTCGTCCACCGGAGCGAACCTTAGCTTCTTGCGCTCGCGGTTGGGGTTGCCCTTGGCAAAGCTGGGCAGCTTCTGGTCAGCCAGCCAGCTCAGTGCCTCGATGGTCGCCTGTCGCCAACCCAGCAGGTCCTGGACCTCCGGGGACACCCGAACCACCTTCACATTGGGTCCGGTAGGCATGGCCCACGAGGGGTTGCCGTCCGTCACAATCGCGACGTTCATCCCGCGCAGCGCTGCCCGCTCGACCTCAGCCGGGACACCCCAGGACCTCACCCCGGCAGGAGCGAAGGCGAGCATCGAATCGGACTGTTCGATAGCGGCCTGATTGATCTTCTGCAGCTCCGGGGTGACATTCCTGCGCCTCCCGACAAACCATGCGGCACCGGGATCGTAAGCCAGGATTCCGGAGTCTCCGAGGGCGTTTCCCTTGGCCCATACGACGGTATCCCCGATGATCCGGGTGACGGAGTGCCCGCCCGAGAAGTCAATCGGGTAAGCGAGGTAGAGAGTTTTCACAGCTTGATAGGTCCCTTCGTAACAATTTCGTCGATCACTCGCTCGTACGCGGCGATCATCGGAATTTCGTCTTCCTTGTGGTAGCGCCTCACCCGCTGGAACTCCTCGTCCACGCTGAGGCCCTCGGAGGCGCAGAGGTCGAGTAGCTCGTTCTTGAGCCGGTCGATGCGCTTGATGTATGCGGCCTGTGAGGCCCTGGACCTCCCCATCAGATGATGAACCTGTCGTCCATCTCGGGGTGGGTCTCCATCAGCTCCAGCAGCGCCAGCGCGTGGAACGCCACAGCCGCCAGATGGGAGGTTCCCATCTCGGGGTCGAGATTCTCCCCGGCCCACCACGCGTTGGCATGCCGCTGCAGCGCCGCGTAGCCCTTGCTCAGCTCGTAGCCCTTGCGCCAGTTGTGCGGCTCGTACTTCTGCGCTCCCCGACCAAAATGGATCGCGAGCTGTTCGAGGGGTCCGACCGGGATCAAGTCGAACCTAGCCTCCTTGACTCCCTTCTCAGCTCCGGTGGAGGAAACCGAGCGGACCTCCCCCACGGACAGGTCCAGAATCCGCGCTCGCCTTAGGTTGGCCAGCACTCCTTCCCGGACTTCCTCGGACAGTTCAACCCCATGCAGCTTGAACAGGCCGGACAGCCCCTGCTCGTCCTCTTCCAGCTCCCCTACCTGCTCTACGGGCACGGACTCCGCAGCCTCCGGTGGGGTCTCCGTGCCACTGGGGGAAGCGGGGACGGCCTCTGGGGCCTCCCGGTCCTCCGAGGCCTCCTGAGCGTCCTCCGCGCCGCACGAGCAGGGCAATTTCTTGTGGCCGGTCAGGTTGACTGTGGGTATTAAGGACGAGCACCTAAGCTCGTGTACGGTTTCGGCCACGCTTAGGCTCCAATCAGGAGAGCGGTCTTGGGGGAAGTCGTGATCATAGCGGTGTGGGCACCGGTCTCGCGGTAAATCTTCTCGATCCACTCCTCGACCTTGGCGAATTCCTCCGGCTCAATCTTATCGATATCGGTCGCACCCTCGATGCCCGGGACCACCTGATCCAGCATGGTCAGCGCCACCGTGACCTTCGGCCCACCCGATACCAGCAACTGGAGCTGGCCGTGAATGTCGTCCTCGTCAATCTTCACCCCACCGTTGGCCTCGAACGCGGCCTTCACCAGCGCTGCATCCCAAGCACCCACCCGGCGAACCTTCTGGGTTACCGTGGTCCGCTCCTCCGGCAAACCCAGCTCCTCCCACGTGGTCTCGCCCTCCATCGGGCCGGAGTTGCCAGCCACCCGGATCGGGTAGACGCGGCAAGCGATCATCACCTGCACCGCTGCGATCCCGGGGTGCCAAGGGCTGATCCCGGCCATGGCCAGGAAGTCAATGGCTCGGCAGTCCGAGGAGGTGGTCTGCGGGTAGGCATCCGTGTGGACTCCGAGGCCGTAGCCCTGGGTTCCCTCGACGATGATATTTACCTCTTCGCGGGTGGCCTGTCCGTGCAGGTAGGCCACCGTGTCGCACACCTTCACCCCAGGGATTTCGGTGAGCAACTGTACAGCCTCGGGCACGTCGCGCAGACGGCGGGCCTTGCGCCAGATGCGCTCGGCACGGGCAGCGCCGATACCCTTGGCGGTCGAGCCGATCCGGTCCACCATCTGGCCCTCGGACTCCTGCATCTTGTGGTGGTATTCGATCATCGTTGCATTTTCATCCACCAGCAACTGCAGGATGTGGCCGTGGTACCGGGCGAGGTGAATTTCATCCAGCAACACCGGCAGGTCAATCTCGGAGCCAGCCGCGATCACTGACACGATGGGTTCGATCACCGCACCGACCGGGACCTGCCGGAACGCGAACTTGTTACCCTCGTCGTCGTAGGCAGTGTGGCCAGCGTTGGGACCCGCCACCCGGACGTTGACAATGGAGCGGTTGTGCCGTGCGGCCTCCCGAACCAACTGCGCGGTGACGTGTCCCTTGGCCTCGGAACCGTACTGCCCGCCGACGACTACCATTACGTTGCTCAATGTATTCTCTTTCCTGTTGGTTGTCCCGTTTCACGTGAAACGGAAATCTAGTTTGATACTACGTAAATCTACTTGTTCCAGGGCTTCGCGTCCACTCCACCGGGCACCCCGGTGAAGGTCTGTTCCCAGAGGTCTACCCCGATCTGGATCACTCCGTCGATTACCATCTTGGCGCGGTCCGAGGGCAGGAGCAGAACCATGGAGTCATGGACCAGCAGCACCGTGCCGCCGATTTCCAACTCCTCCTCGGTGAGCTGCTCCGAGATGAACTGGTCCGAGAGCGTCCACCAGTTGATCCCGAACTGGGCCAGCGAGGGCTGCACCCGTTGGTTGAACCCCTTGTGGGTGTCCTCGTGCTTGGCGAACCAGCGGCGCTCGCCGTTGGCCATCTGCAGGTAACCACCCAGCTCCTTACGGCTCTTCTGCCTCCGGTCGATCCGGTCCATGTGCTGGTTGATCGCCCGCTTGTACTCGGGGTAGAGCGCGTTCCAGTCCTTGACCAGAACCTGTGCCTCCCGGTCCGACAGGACGATACCGGTGTTGACCTCGATGTTCTCCTGCAGAGTGGCCCAGCCAACCCCGAAAATCAGCGAGAAGTTTGCCCGCTTGGCGATGCTCCGGCGCTGGTCCCAGTTCTCGTCCTCCTCCGAGGCGTTGAACAGCTCCTTCGCGGTCTCCCCGTGCAGGTCCATCCCGGCATCGATCATGTCGAGCATCCGCTGACACTTGGCGAACAGAGCCGCCACCCTCAACTCGGCGTTGGCCAAGTCGAGTTCCCACATCTCCCAGCCAGGCATTTCCGCCACCGCTGCGCCGATCAGGGCACGCGGCGAGGGAATCCCGTCCATGCCCTCGTAGCCGGAGAGCTTGTAGTTCTGCGGGATCGCCTGTAGCTGGATACCCTCGACACTGAACCGCCCGGACCGGGTGCCGTTCTGCCGTACGGAGGTCCGCAGCCGTCCATCGGGACCGGCCTTGGTAACCCAGCCTTCGTACCAGCGCGAGTCTGCGTCCTGACACTTGGCGAAGTTCCTCCATGCGACTGCACCCGGCAATTCCTGGGCGATCAGCTTGCCAACATCGTTGGCCGTCAGTGAGGGTGCACCCTTCTCGGTCGTGGACACTGGGGGCTGTCCCAGTCCCTCCACTCCCTGTTTGACACCCTCACCAAACCAGTAGTGCTTGGCCATATCGAGCGTGGCCGGTTTGAACGGCAGGAGACGGGCGAACTCCGCTGCACGTCGCTTGAGTTCAGCCGACCAGTGCTGGGCCTGTTCCACGTGAAACGGCAACCCGCGCTTCTCCATCCGGTACAGCAGCCGCGTCATGTTCATCCGGCGCAGGAATGCCTCGGACGCATCCATCCGGCCCTGCTTGCCATCCATCCACGGGACCCCGCCCGACAAAATCCGGTCCTGCTGGACCGCTTTGAGCCGGGAGGTCAACCGGGCATCCTGATCAGCGTATTTGGCGATCACGTCCCACGGCATCAGGTCCCAGCGGCCCTTGGGGAGCTTCTTCTTCTTGAGGTACTCCGAGATTACGTGCTTCTCGTCGGACTCCTGCTCACCCCAAAGGTACTCGGTCGCGGTACCGGGGCCTTTCAGCGAGGTGGAGGGCAGGAACCCGAACACCAGATCGTTGCCGTTCTGGGTGTCCCACGCGAGCTGGTCGATGAAGTCCCGCCCGACCCCTGGCCAGCGCCTGACTCCGGCGCGGAACTGATGCAGGTCGAACTTGGCGTTCTGGAAGTCCAGCCCGTGGGAATCCCCGATCAGGCCGATGAACTCCAACAGGGCCAGCCACTCCGGCAGCGGCAGGTTCTCCGCGTCGGGCCAGAGCGTGGTTTGGCCGTTGTCCTCCGGCTTGCCGGTGCCCGACACTCCCTGATCGAACGGCCACGCAAACGAAATCACCCGCTGGTCCGGCCAGCCCTCGATCACGGCCTCGTGCCGGTTGGTGCTGATCCCGGAGGCCCACTGCTCCGAGCGGACCCAAGCCCACTCGTCGTCCGGGTCCAGCCAAGCTATGGAGACCGTGGAAACCCTGGCCCCTTCGTCGGTCCGCAACCCGGAGGTTTCGGTGTCTACTGCCATACTGGACCCGGGGACCAGCCCAGCTTTTGCATAACTGAGCAGGTCCGAGGGGAGTAGGCGCTCACGCCGCATACTTAGTGCACCTTGCGGGTGCTGCAGAGCACGCCGTAGGTCTCGTCGTTCGTGGCCTCGTGCAGCGCTCCGAGGGCCTCCTCCGTAGTCGCGTAGGCCCCGACCCATTCCGTGCGGTCCGACTCCGGCCAGCATCGCACGACGGCCACGGGGGACCCGTCCTCGCCTGTACCGGTGGCCAGGGTCTCCGGGCGGTTAGGTCCGAGGTAGGCTTCCATCTTCACTGCGCTCATTGCGGGTTGGCTCCCATTCATCGTTGTTAGGCCCCGGCTGGGGCACGGAGACTACTCTACCACTAGGTTTGCCTGCTATGCAAGCCGGGGCCTCGGTTACTACCCAGAACAGCCGGTAACGGTATAGGGTAACGGGCCTTCTGCCGCGTCATGACGGGCCAGAAGGGGTATAGGATACAGCGTAACAGGCTCCCGGCGTGATCCCTTATAAGAAAGGAGAGGACACCAGACTCTACCTGATGCCCTCTCCCGTACGTATGAAAAAAGAAATTATGTTGTTACTATTGTTACCTGTATTCTATCTTGTCGTTGGTCCCGTCGTTTCGGGGTTCCTTGAACTAAACCTGGGTTACTACCCGGTATACACCGGACCCCTCGGGGCTGTTACTCCTGGCCCTCAGCACGGCTGAGCACCGCTGTCAAGTATTCTTTCGGTAGTGCCCGGTACCGCTGAGCCTTGCCTTCGACCTTGAACAGCTTGTGCCCTGCGGCCAAAGCTTGGGCTTGTTGGCTGAGTGCGGACTGGGTCTCGGTACGTGCATCAACCTTGAATCCCTGCTCCCGCTTCCAAGCCTCCGCCAACAAGACTGGAGAGAAGAACACTTCTACTGAGGCCCCATCCAACCCGGGCTGGTTTAGTGACTCAAGGTCACCTTTCACCACGACCGGAGAAATGAGGTTCTGGAACCTCCCCATCTCGATTCGCTCCGGCTTCTCCGGGTAATTGAAGGCCCGGAGCGCCCACGGCAGGACCTTCATCGTCAGGGTGTTGTCCTGATCCAGAGTCTGCACATTCGCCCCCGCCCAGGCATCCACCCTCCGAGCGTGCTCGCCCTGCCCGCTCCACGGGTCCCCGTGCCCCACGAGAGAATCCAGCAGCCGCGCCCCGGCCCTCAGGACCGCCAGCTTGTCCCCGTGTCGTCCCGGGACCAGACGAGCCGCCTCGTTCAGTGCCTTTAGGGCAGGTTTCACGTTCTGGAGCGCATGCTGCACGTACCAGCCCGCCAGAACCGATAAACCACCCTGCGCCTTGGGGTACAGGGACCGCAGCTCCTGTACGTCCTCCCACTGCAGCTTGGCCGGATCGTGCCGGGACCTCCGACCCTTGGGCGAGGTGATGTTCAGGATCACCGAGCGGTCCATCAGGGCCTTCTGCGTCCCGAAGCCCAGGGCCTCACCCGTAATCAGAATCGGGGCCACAACCTTCGTATTCCGGATGCCATTCCGGTCCGCCTCCATCTTCGATGCCGTGCCGTTGGAGGTCGAGGCCCGCAGCAGCTCCCCGTACGCCTCCAGCGAGTCGAGGTCGTCCGCCCAGACGATCCCGTTCTTGTTGGCCGAGGCGTAGTCCCGCAGCACCGGACGGGTCGGGACGATCTGCCCCCGGGTGTTGCCGTTCAGCTCCACCATCAGGTCGAAGAACCCGTTCGTCTTGCCCGACTCCGAGGCCGCTTCCACCCCGAAGAATGGGAACAACGAAGTGCGGTCCTGAATCTGCGGCTTCAACAGGCAAGCGGCCCACCATGCGCCGAAGATCGACGTGGCGGTTTCGTCTTGGAACGTCAAAATTTCGCTCAGGACCCGTTGGGCCTCCGCCCGGTCCCGCTCCATCCCGTAGGCGTATGGGGCAATGTCCCGCTCCACAAGGGAGGGGTCCGCCACGATCTTCGCTTCCTCCTTGTTCACCTTGCCCGACTGGTTGATCAGACCCTCGTGGGTAACGAAGCCGTCCATGGTCTCGTCGTAACCCAGGGTGGTCACGATCTTGACCTCCGGGGGCTGCTGGGAGTTCAGGTACCGCAGGATACGCGTAGCTGCCGGAGTCTTGGGCACCGCATTGAACGGCTGGTCCACGCTCATACCCCGGGCGGCAAGCCACGTCTTGAAGCCGTTCTCGTTGCCCAGGGTCTCCCCCGGCAGGGTGGTGTCATAGTGAGCGCCATTCCAGAACACCCGCACCCAGTACAGTCGGCGGGAGGACTCGTCCACGGCCACGCCACGGGCTTCCAGATCGAAATCCGCGTAGGGGGCCGTTTCGTAGACCGTATCGTCGCCCTCGCGTTTGGAGACTTGGCAGAACAGCTTCGCCTTGTTGCCGGTCAAGAACCCGTTACCCTCGTAGAGCGTCTTGGCGGGTTTGGCTTGTTCGGCTTCCCAGACCGAGTTGAGGGTCTTTTGCAGTTCCTCCACGGGCAGCGGTGTGGCGAGTCGCCCCGCGTGGCCCAATACCTGGATTTCATAGTCGTTGAACCGCTCGCACTTCTTCGCCACGAACCCGCACACCCGGGTGAACCAGTCGTTGCGGCCACCCTCCGAGGGAGGGTCCGCCAGAAGGCCCGCGAGGGTGTGCGCGTGGGACTCCATCGGCCTCTTGTGGCTCTTGGCCCCGTCCACCACCGCGAGGCCCTTCGATGCCCCACGGGAGGTCGCGGGCATGCTCACCCCGGCCTCTTGGTAGATCACCGCCAGCTCGTCGTCCGTGAGGGTGTGCTCCTCCCGGAGGAAGCCATCGAGGGTGTAGGGTTCGCCCGTCTCCTCGTGTGGCGTCGGAGGCATTACAATGTAAGATCCCTTACCTGCTCTAATATCAATGCCCGGACCCAGGACGTTAGTTCCGGACCGGACTCCCGCAGCAGCCGATCCAGGCTCAACTCGGTAGATAAGATGAACGTTTCCATTCCCCCGTCCCGAGTGATGTGTACGCGTATCAGGTAGGGACCCCAGCCTCGTTGCGCCGTGGTTGAAATCGAGGTCAATCGCCAGCCGGTCGTCTCCGAGATTGGCCCCAATTCCTGCAGTGGGGTATTTATTCCACCAGTAGCGAATAAGGTCCTCGTCAGTTGATCCGTCGAGTGCACCATTACCACCTGCTTTCTTGCTAATCAGCGGGGCCTTGGTCCCGGGCCTCAGCGGGAATACGTTCCATCCCTCCCGCGCCAAAGCCAGGGCAGAATCGAGCATGGTCTCCGGGACGTACTGGGTTAGTTCAGCGGCGAGCCGCTCGGACAGTTTTACCACTATATCTCCTAAGGGGTGAGGCCCCCGACCCTAGGTGGGTCGAGGGCCTCGAATTTAAACAGACTCGCGGGGACTAGAAGGTGTCCTCGTCGGTGTCAACCAAGTCGGTTGCGTCGAAGTCGTCCGGGACCGGAGCAATCGACTTGACGTCGTTTACCTTCTCGCCCTTGCGCTCACCGGTCTGGATTGTGCGGACGCCGACCTTGATCTGCGCCCATTCACCGATCATCTCGTCGGTGTCGGAGTCCGGGGTGTAGCCGAAGCCTTCGAAGAAGGACTTGAGCTGGCCCTTGCTCATGTTGTGGAATGCAGCCCACTTCTTGTCGCCACCCGTGTAGTTGGCCGGGGCCTTCTCCTCGGTAACGACGTTGAGTCGGAGCCACTGCTTGCCGGAGGCCTTCTCGCCGGTCGTGACCTTGTGCAGGTTCTCGAAGGTGAGGTTCCAGACCGGGGCGTAGTTGCCGTCCTGTACTTCCACGTCTGCGAGCTGGGCGTAGTAGAAACCGACCTCCAGCAACGGGAAATCGCCACTGATGGCCTCTGCGGACTCGACGGCGGCTGCGACCTTCTTGGGGAGCTTAGGCATTTTAGGTGTATCCTATCTATTCTTGGGTTTTGGTTTGGTATTGCTGGCTGACGACTTGGCTTAGTCGTCGGTGTCGGCGGCTTCTGTGGTGTCCTCCTCGGACGCCTCTTCTGCCTTCTTCTCCGCTGCCGTCTTGCGGATTTTGCCGGAGGTCTTGGGCTTGCGCTCCTTGATCGCTGGCAAAGTCTTTTGGAGTTCGTCCGACTCCTCTTCAATGTCGCCGTTGGTGTAGCCCAGGATTCGTTCCATCGTAGGCTCCGCGATCACCTTCGGCATGCCGCCCATGCGGTCCTTGGTGCGGTAGGTTCCAACGCCCTTGACCAGCGCCCGGAAGGGGCCGTCCTCGTCTGCGGCCTTGAAGTAGAGGTTCACGTCCGTGTAGCCCAAGACCGAAGTCTGCAGGGCCGGAGTGATCGCCGGACCGTAGGAGACCTTGGAGGTCTTTTCGTCCACGTCCCGGCGCTCCAGTGCCGTCACGATGAAGTGGCAGGGGAGGTCACGGAACTTACGCAGAAGGTCATTGACCATCTTCGACATAACCCCGTAGTCGTCGCGGTCGGTGAAGAACTCGTCGGTCTCGGAGATGATTACGTCCCGGTCCCTGGCCTTCTGGATGCGGGCACCCGCCACGTCGGATACAATCTTGGCGTGTACCTCGGTGATGGAGTCCCAGCCGACCGCGAACCACGAGTTCGGGTCCCGGGCGAGGTCGCCCTTGAGTCGGTTGTAGAGCCGCTCGATGCCCTTGCGGGTGACTACCTCGCCCTTGTTGGGGTTCGGCCAGATCATGATGTTGGAGGTATCGATTCCCCGGCGTTCGAGGGCCTTCTTCTTCACACCACCCTCGGCGTTGACGATCAGAATTTTGCTGCCCTCGGGAGCCATGGCCGCTGCAGTCGCAATGGCCGTGGTCTTGCCGGAGCCTTCCAGACCGTAGAAGCAGAAGTTGTATGTGTCCTGAACTTCGTCGATGGGAGCGAAGAGGTCGTCGAGCTGGTCGTCCCCGATGGGTTCCTGGGCCTCGGGAGTGTCAATCGCGGTTTGGCCTACAGCCTCCGCGATTGCGGCGTTTTTGGCTTTCGCCGTGCTGGTGCTTGGTGCCTTGGGCAACTTGCAGTCCTGTTCTCTTGGTTGTCTGGTCATTCCGGAGTTGGTCCCGTCCGGTCGGGCAGTGCTCCACTATCCAACCACTGGGCTTGGCCCGGTGTCAAGCCAGGGTTAGTGGGGGTGGTGGGGCAGCATTTGGGCGATGTACATCAGGGCTTCATCGCGGGTAAAGCCGTTCGCCATGAACTCCCGCAGGTAGTCCCCTGCACGCTGCCCGACGATCCGGGCCTCCGCGTGGCTCTCCCGGGGTCCCTGGGCCTTCGGGGTGTCGAAGTCCTCAGGCCGGGGTCCGAGGTCCTCGGAGGTACCCTCCCCGGTCGGGGAAGTAGGGCCGAAGGCACCCATGAAGGAACGGTAGTTCTCGTCGTCGGGTTGCGTAGTCATTAGTGCCTCGTGAAATCCTGATGGAAGCCCTCGGCCTTCATCACATGTTCGATGGTCAGGCCCTCCCGGAGCATCAGGTGGGCCTCTTTGAAGTCGCACTTCCAACCGCAGTTGCGGATATCCGGCGCGGAGTACAGTGGGAGCTGCATGCTCTTGGGCGGGTAGGCGTTCCGAGCTGCGGCGAATGCGTCGTCGGCCAGGGCCTTCAACTCCCGGTCGGACCGGTTCAGGTAGAACCGCTCGTTCCGGTCCTCCAAGGTCTGGGGCTTGTATTTCTTACCCTTGGGCCAAGTCGAGGGGTCCCGGTCTCCGGTGTTCTGGGTGGTCCGGGAATAGGAGTGCATCGAGCCGATAACCGGCTGGCCGAGAGCGAACTTGAGTGCCCACGTATACAAGCCGAACTGGTCATCGAGCTGTAGCTCAAACTCGGTCGGCTTGTTGGCCCCGGACTTGTGGTCCTCGATCCAGAGCTGCCCGTCCCGCTTGGACCGGACCAGCCGGTCGAGCTTCATCTTGATGTGGTAGTGCGAGGGACGGCCGTCCGGCCAAGGCAGGGGCACCTGCGCGGCCATCTCGACTCCGAGGATCATCCACTCGTCGTCCACTCCGTAGAACTCGACGTAACCATCGTAGACCCACTCCATCAGTTCCTGGGTCTCGGTCTGGTTGCCGTCTGCATCCGCGAGTTTGGTCATGGCCGCGTCCTTGGCCTCTCCGAGGATCAGTCGCTGGTCACCCGGACTTGGGGTCCGATAGTTGCGCTCCTGTTGGTGCCGCTGCAGCACGAGGTGGTGCTGCTCCAACGCGTTGTGCCACAGGGTGCCCTTTCCGAGCGCGGAGTCCTCGGCCTTCTCCTTGGTCCACCGCTGCTTGTACGAGAGCAGGTGCTTCAAGGGGCACTGCCGGAACGTGTCCAGCTCGGAGTAGCTAACGATCTGAATCTGCGGCAAGTTTGGCCTCTTCCTGTTCGGCGGTCTTTTTGAAGTTGGCTATCACTGCGGCCCGGGGAACGCCCATGACCATCGTCATGTTGGCTGCGATCAGCTGCCCCGTGATGTACCCGAGGTCCTTCGGGTCGGCGTTCTCGACCACGGTTGCCACGATCCGGTGCTTAGTCAGTTTCGGCATCTTTCATCCATTCTTCGAAGGTCGGGAAGGTGAAGGGTCCGTGCTCGTAGAGACGCTCGGACTTGTAGTGGTCGTAGGCCATCTGCCGTGCCACCGCGTAACGGATTCGGAGCCGGTGGGTGGGTCCGTCGAGGCGGGCCTCTTCCCGCCACTTACGCCAATAGAACATCGCGCACCCGAAGGTCACAATCCATAGCAGGAACCAGAGCCAGTCCATACTTGCCATCAGCCGATCCTGTACTCGTCGCAGTATTTGACAACCCCGGCCCCGATCAACACCGGGAGGTCCTGGGTAACAAACGTCGGGTTGTCCGAGCCAGCAGCGGCGATGGACAGCACAACCGGGTAGCTGGACCCGGCCTCCAGCCGCTTGCATGCGTCCTTGGCCAGCAGGATGATTTCGCCGTCCGTCATGTGGCCCAGGGTCGTTGTATGGTCCCGGACGTACTGCACGTACTCGTTGGCTGCACGGGTGGGACGGGGAGTGGCAGGAGCGGCCACGGGCGGTACCACGGAGACACTCGGAGCGGGTGCCGGGGTCCTAGTGGCCACCGGGGCTGCGGAGGCCGTCGCGAGGCCAGCGGGAGTCGTCGCGGGGGAGGTCCCCGCGAGGGTGCCTATCACACCCGCCACGAGGACTGCGCCACCGATCCCGGCCCAGAGTTTCTTGTTCATTCTCCTTCCCTTTCTGCTACCATGGCCGGTGTCGGCACGTTGACTTCGAGGATCGCGGTAAGTTTGTTGACCAGACCCCGGAGGGACTCGTCCCGGACGGTGACCTTTACGATTTCGTCCTTCACCCGCTCGCCCGGTCGTTCATCATACTTGCGGGTGGTCGAGTTGTACGCCGTGCTGCCCGGAGTCCGGGAGACCCGGATGATTTCAACCGTCGCGGTGTAGTGTTCGAAGTTGCTCATGCTTCCAGCTCCTTGATTAGTGCCAGGATTGTGGGGTCCTTCTCGGCCAGCAGGTACGCAAGTTGCATGGTCTGCTGCTCTTCGATTTTGGTTTTCAGCTCGTCCAGCACTTGGCCCTTGCGCTCGGCCCGTTCGGCTGCTGCAAGGTCCACTTTCTGGAATGCCCATGCGGTGGCCTTGTGCGGTCGGGTTGACGGTACCCGCACCACTTTGCCAAGGTGGATTCCGCCACGATCCTTCACCAGAACGTGGTCTCCCACTTCCAGCTCCAGCTCTGTTTTGAAGGCGTAACTCGGTGACCCTGATCCGTGGTGGTCGTACCGGATATCGGCGGTGGTGTTGCTCATTTTCATTCCTCCTAGAATGGTGGGTCGGATTCTTGGTTGGTGGGGGTCCAGTCGTGCGACCGGACCGGGGGTTGGTAGGTCTTGGAGAGCTGCTCTGCCCTGGCCTTCACGAACCGACCTCCGAGGTCTGCTGGACCCCGGACGGTCGGATCGTACATCAGCTCCAGCAGCAGCCGTGCCGCGTCCCGGAGTTCGACGGTCGCCGCTTGCTTGAAGGGTTCATCCCGGTAACGGTCCGCGTAGGCTACCGCGTTGTTGCTCGCGGACTCCAGCCAGTTCAGCCGCATGAGCGCCGTCACTCCCTCGCTGGCTTCGCTCGGTTCGGTTATTCGGGGTCGCCGGTTGATCTTCGGCAATTTCTGGCTCCTTGGCTAGTGTTTCGTTGGTGAGGCCCCATTGGGCGAGGGTCGGCATTACCAGATCACCAACTCGTTAGCGATTTCGAACGGGGTCTTGTTGCCGCCGTACTCCCGCTCGGTGTTGATCAGCCGGAGCTGCCCGTCGTGGGTCCGTGCGGTCCACGACTGGTCGAACGACTGCCGGAGCTGGCCGACCGTGTTGCCGTTCTGGTCCAATACGTCCCACTTGCCGCCGTTTGCGTAAACTACCTTATACATTTTGGCTCCTTACATGGTCGGAGGGAGGGGCCGAAGCCCCTCCCGGGTGAGACTTACTTGAGGCGGTAGCTGCCCTCGTCGAGGGAGGTCTGGTTGAGGAAGAGGTCGAAGCCCCGGCCAAACTCCGGGCGGACCATGGCGACGAAGTTCTCCACACCGTTCCTGTCCACGGTCCCTGCGGGCTGGAACTTCTTGCTGAGGATAGTGTACTCGTTGCCATGGAGGTTTACGAGGACCTTGCCCTTGGTGAGGTCTGCGATCTTTGCCATTTGGACTCCTAGATTGGGTGGCTGAACCTTGAAATTCTATTAAAGCATGGGGTTTGCCAGCGTGTCAAGCTACCTCCCGAGGGGCCTCGTCCCAGAGTTCCGGGTTCCGGATCATCTTCTCCCCGAGCGTGTCCATGACGAATTTGATGCCGTGCACCTCCGCGTCCAGCACGTGCTGGCCGGGGACCTTGAGCCGCTTGGCCGTAAACACATACTTCTTGCGGTCCAAGATTCGGAACGCGGGTTCCTTCACCGCTGGCTGTTGCATCACGAGTTGGACTTCGTACTGCATCGCCGGGTTCAGGTGGCTAGCATCGTTCGTGATCTTCACGGCGAACTTGGCCGCGCCGATCATCTGCGAGGTCAACATCTCCGAGCCGATTTGCTCTTTGAGTTTGTCCGCGTACAGGCTAAACGACTCAAGTACGAAGTACCTAAATAGACCCGACTGGAGCGCGGGCAGGATGTAGTCGAGGAACTCGTCGGGGGTCATTTCGGTTACGAACACGACCGCCCAGCCCTTCTCCTGCCGGTCGAGCCACGCCACCCCCACGTGCTCGTCCCCGGGGTCTACTGCGAGGATCATCCGCCCGTAGGCGTCGTCCCTAAACACTGGCAGTTTCACGTGAAACCTCGTATCCGTTGACCCGGTTTAAGTCCTCAATCTCGTACATCGCATCGACTTCCTGCTGTCGTCGGTGCTCGGAGGTCGGCATGGGGTCGGAGGACCAGACCGCCACCAACCGGGCACGGTGCCCCCGCATGCGCTCGACCCTGGCCCGGATCATCTGTCGGCGTGGTTTCCAGACCTCCCCCACCTCCAACAGCGCGAGCATGAACTCCCGGCTCCAGAGTTCGGCCTCCTTGCCCGAGCCGAAGAACACGTACACCGGCTGCTGTCCACCGTCCTCCCGAAGGAAGCGCAGGTGGTCCCGGACCTGACGCTGCAGGAGCTTAACGCGGGCCTCCTGTTTGCGCCTCCGAAACGCGTCCCAGTATTCGGTGTTGAACCTGATGGACTTGGCCCCGCCTTTCAGCTCCTTGCCCTTGCGGGGGATTCGCTGCGAGGTCGGGTGGTTGTAATTGCGACGTTCCATGATTTCCTTACTTGATTCCGGCTCGCTTGCGGAATTTGGCTCCGAAAGCTTCGCTGATTGCGTCAGCTCGGAGTGCGGCTTCGTCGGCGTGACGGCCCCCGCGCTCCGCAGCTTCCACAAGCTGGTTGAGGTACTTGCTGTCATGCCCAGGCAGGAACTTGCCGCCCTTGGTCAGCCCCTCGCACCCGCAGGTGCAGGGAGTAGGCTCGGCGGGTTTCCGTGGGGTACGGGAGACCTTCGCACGGGCCGGAGGGCCTTCCGGCGCTCCCGTGTCCTCCGAGGGCCGGAGGACGGCCTTCTTCTGGGTCTCGCTCCTGATCCACTGGATCGTGGGGTTCGCGGCCAGTCGCCGCTCGATTTCGGCCTCGCAGTCGGCGCGGTCGATGCACTTCCAGTTCGGGCCAATCTCGTTGGCCTCGGTGTTATGGCATTCGGTGCACCGGGGTTGGCCAGCTCGGCACCCGTCCTGCTTGCAAGCGCAGAGGATGATCTGTCCGTTGCCGTTGCGGACTCCGCCCGGACAGGCTTCGTGCTTGTTGACCATGCAGTGCCCGCAGGAGTGCTGGCCCTGCCGGACCGGGAACTTGCGAGGGTCCGAGAGGTCCTGAGGTTTGGTGGCGGTATCGGTGGCGTTCATTGCGGCTCCTTAGTCTTGGTTGGTGACGGTTTCGGGTTCCCAAACGGTGAATTTGTGGCTACCTCCGTTGAGGCAGGGCCACTTCCCGGGAGAGGCTTTCTGGTCTTTGCGGTTTTGGTCCTTCGGGACTCCGCAGCGCTGGCACTTGTCGTAGCGGTGGAGGGTCCCGGGCCGGGTGTAGGCTCGGTTCACAGGAACCTCACGGAGGTCGCCGGTACGTAGTGCACCCCGAAGTATTTGATCAGGACCATGGTCTTTTGCACCACGCTGTAGGAGGCCATGAGGTCGGTATTGGCCGGAATGTGGAGCGGGTGGCCGGAGGCCAGGGTCACATCTAGGTCGCGGGTGGTCCGTGCGGGCTTGTACTCTGCGCTCATTGGTTGGCTCCTTAACAGCGATGGAGGGAAGAGCGGGTGCCCTTCCCTCCATCTATTAGAACATACTATTTGCCAGCCCGTCAAGCCAGCTTGGGTTCCTCACAACATTTGCTTGAACTCCCCAGCGCTCATGAAACGAATCTGGTCCGTCGTTTTCTGGGCCAGGACCTCCCGCTTCTTCACATCGACGGTATCCGGAGTTATATAGTCCTTGATAGTCACCGGGCGAGTCTGCCCGAGCCGGTGTACCCGCTGCCGAGCCTGTTCGTTCCGGTATGGCTTGTAGGAAGTTTCGACAAAGATCGCCATATCCGCGACCGTAAGCTGCAGCCCCTCCGAAACCATCTCCAGAGAGCCTACCAACACGTCCAATTGGCCATCCTTGAAGTTCTGCACAGCAGTGCCATTGGCCGTCTTGGAGTTCCCACCGTGTACAGTAGCAGCGGTAGCCCCCGTCGATCTTGCCACAGCCGCACAAGCGTCCACAACATCCCGGTAGTGGGCTAGCACCAGCGTAGGTCTTGCCCGACCCGCGAGGTCGAATCTCAACTGTTCGAATTTCCCACCCCTCGGCTCCCCTTCGGGGTTCAGCAGCCAAGGAGATATACTGATCTTGTCCAACCAGACGTTCTTGGCTCCGGTGGACCAGCTCAGGATTTCCTTGTCGTCCACCTCGGTCATGAAGTGCTTCTTCATTTCCCGATAGTGCTTCCGCTGGTCGGTAGTCATAGGGACCTGGACCTCCTGTACCGTCACCGAAGGCAGGTCCAAACAGTCGTCGCGCAGTCTCCGCAAAAACTTGTTTCCCAAGTTCTGGGACATAAAGTCGTGGTAGTGCTCGCATGGGGTCGTCGGGGGCAGGTCGTAACACGCCACCCGACAGGCCAGCAGCCGACCGATCACTTTCTCGTGCTCCCGGTACCGGCTCATTTCTACGTCGAACCAGCTCTCCACCCACCTCCAGTATGAACCCAACAGGCCACCCGGCTTCGCCCGCTCCGGGTACATCACCCGCAGCAGGGTATACATCTCGTGCGCCCAGTTCGGGATCGGAGTCCCGGTCATTTCCAGCACGTGCTCGGAGTTCTTCGCCACCTGCTCGACGCTCTTGGTCCAGTAGGTGCTCCGGCCCTTGGTGTAGTGACATTCGTCCACTACCAAGCCGTGGAACTTCCCGGTAAGCTCGGGGACCAGTTTTGAAGAGGGTTTCAAACCGCCCTTGGGGGTCTTTTCGCGCAAGTTCATCCCGGAGTATGGAATAACTGTCCAGTTCTCCGGATAGTCGCTCCACTGGGCGATCTGGTCGCGCCATGTGCCGCCGTTGATGACCATCGCCGGAGCGATGATCACGTTTCGATTGTTTGGTCCATCGAACGCCTCGATGGCTTGCCGAGATTTGCCCAGGCCAGGCTCGTCGCCTAAGAGGCCCCTTTTCACGGTCCGTATCCATTCGATACCCTCCTTTTGGTGTTGCAGTAGTGGTGGTCGGTCAGGCAAGAATCTCTCCTTGAATCACGTCCCCCGCCACCTCGCCCGAGGGGAGGGCAGGGACCTCGACGGTTACTTGGGTTCTGGGGTCCACCTCGGCCTTCCACGGGCCGACCGTCAACCAGCACTCGATGGTGCGCCGACCGGTCGTCATTCGGAAGTCGTCGAAGTCGATGGCGTCCCGGTTATCTACCCGGTGCAGAACCCCTACGATGGTCCAACTCTCATTTACCACTGACACCACGCGCCCGCAGTCCTCCTTGGACAGCTCCATCGCCAGCTTGATGTAGTGGCGAAAGTTAGCCACGCGCTTTAGCGCCGTTGCGCTTGAGAATCAGCTTCTCGAACTCCTGGGCGTACCGCATGTTCCGGCCCTTGTCCGGGAGCAGGTCGAGCTGATGGACGACTTTCCAGTCGAACTCACCCTCGATCTTGCGCATCAGCTCGCGGGACGGGTAGCGCTGGCCGGAGCGGATTCGGGACACGGTGGAGTGGTTCACTCCGAGCTTCTCCGCCACTGCGACGTTGGTGAGCTGGAGGTTCACCGAGCCGTCCTCGTTGAGGTATTTTTCCGTCCGGATGGAGACCGGAGGCTGTTCGCCGTTCATGCTCAAACTTCCTTATCTATTGTCTATCTGGAAAACAGGCGATCCAAGAAAAGGCCCCCGGATCTCTCCGAGGGCCTTCTCCCGAGGAGGACCGCCAGCACGCCGTGTACCAAGGTCTACTCTACCGTATCCCTTGCTTACGACGCAAGTCGATTCTCTTAGACGTTGCCGGAGCCTAGGCTAGGTGCTTCGGCCCCGGCGCGGCCACGAAGGCCGCAAGATCGCCCTCGGGAGCCTCCAAATGGAGCTTGCTCTCGGGGAGTCCAACGTTGGGTGCGAGTGTGGCGGTTGCAGCGTCCAAGTTGCCGAACTGCTGGAGGAAGGTTTCGCCCCAGTCGGGGGTGTCCGCCTTGATGCCCTTGTCAGCCAGTCGGGATGCAATGGAGGTACCGTCTGCACCCGGGGTCTTGTAGAAGCCGAGGTGGAGGCCGACACCGACCACGAAGGACAGCAGAGCCATCAGAAGCCACTCGAACACGTCGAATGGCTGCGCGTGTCCTCCGAGCCACCACGAGAGCAGCTCCGTAAGGGCAGCGGAGACCACCGACAGCGCCAGCAGCAAGATGGACTTCTTGTTACTGGCCGTCATGCGGGTCGTGATCAGGCCGACCACCAGAGGCAGCACGGTCGAAACCAGGACCTGCAGGAGCTTCCAGATATCAAATTCGAATGTCATGATTGGGACCTCTTCGAGTTAGCGCTTGAGCCAAGCGATGATCTTGTCGAACACGGACTGGGCGACTGCCTCCGTGTCCACGGTTCCGCCACCCGACCCGGCAGGCCGGTCGAGCAGGGTCTTTACATCGGCCATGACACGTGCAGTGTCGGTGCCGTTGTTCGCGAGGTCCTGCAGTGCCCGGACGTACACCGGCTTCTCGGCGGTGCCCCGGTTGATGTTGGTGTCCCAGACTGCCTTGGCCACCGCTGCGGGCAGTGCCTGAATGAGGCGCTGGTTCTCCTCGATCACGAACATAAAGCCCGGGTGCTTCTTGCCCTGCGCGTCCACCCAGCCGTCCGAGGCCAGGGCCTTCACGTACGCGATAGCGCGGTCTACTTCTGCCACGGTCAGATCATCTCCTAGATTGTTGGTTGCGATACCTCGGGCGAGGCTATCGAGTCGAGCGAGGTCGTAGGTGCCGGGGCACGCGGTGGACTGCCACTCGTAGTGGTGGACGAGGGGAACGTTGCCGTAAATCCCGCGAAGGTATGCGATCAGTGCGGCGACGGTCAGGTAATCCCCGTCCGTGGCCTCCGGGCGGCACTCGATGCCGATGGAGGTGGTGTTGCCGTACGGGTTTCCTGCGTGCCATGCGCAGTCGTCCGGGGAGACGATGCAGGACACGAGGCCGTCCTGTGCGACGAAGTGCGCCGAGGTGGGCTTGGTGTTTGTGCAAAGGAAGTTCTCGACCTGCCAGAACTCCTGCCCGTAGCTGCCCCACCAGTGAATCGTGATCGACTCGACGCGGCGGTTCCCTTGGCCCCATACGCTGTTCGCGAGGTGGCCAGGGGTAAAGTTATTCGAGGTGTGGCCCTCAAATAGTTGATACTGGGTGCTCATAGCTCCAGCCCTTCCATAGGTTCGATTGGTGCCTTCTCGACTGGTTCCTCACCGAGTCGCGCCACCTGATCGTGTAGACGGTAAACTTGGCCCCTTAGACCTTGCGAGTAGCGCCGCCAGAGCGGGATCTGCTTGGCCTGATCGACCGCGATTTTCCGCTCCTCCTGCACTTGGTCGATAAGGTTGGTCAGCAACGTAATCTGGCTGGATTCCTTCTGGCTCTTCCGAGTCAATTTGGCGACCAGCCACATTGCGGCCCCGGAACCCAGCACCGTAACTAGCGTCTTGACTGCATCCAAGATTGGTGCCGAGATATCGGTCATTATGGCCGTCCTTCCTCAATCTCCTTAATCAGACGACCAATCTTGCGGATAGGAGCGTTGACCAACCGTGAGACTCCGACGCATGCAACCAGCATCGACCAGTAGAGACCCATCGCCAGCCACAGCCGCGATTGTCCATTTACAAACAACGCGACCACGAAGGCTTGGGTGTAGGAGAGTGCCCAGACCGCGCACATTCCGGCAAATAACGCCATCGCCCGCGACTGGTCTTGCCGGAAGGCTCCGACGAGCAGGTAAAGTCCGGCTGCGAACCAGACTCCGCCCCACCATCCCAGCGGTACCAGCGAATCCAGGAGTTCAAGCCCGGTCGGTATCGGAGGGATAATAGAGAATGGGGTAGGCAGGTATGCCACCCCGAACAGGATGGACATACCCGCGAACCCCAACAGGGTAGCCCCGCGTGCGCCGTTGATCCTAATCATCGGCGGGGAGCACCTCGCACCAAAGGTGGTTGTGCTTGCGGTCCGAAGAGGCCGCGTGGTTGACTGCCCCAGCCGCCACCTGAGTCCAGATGCGCGCCCGAGGCGAGACACCCGCGCCAATGTCGATCCAGTCGGTCTCCATATTGCCGGTGAGCCAGTAGGAGCCGGGAGGACCGAACGACACGTAAGACTTGGCCTGGGCGTCGTCCACCAGCTCGACACCCGCCGAGACGCAGGTCCGGAGCTGCAGCGAGCCGGAGCCGATCGCGCCCGAGGAGACCGTCAGACGGCCGTTCACCCGGACTCGGGTGGCGTAGCTGCGGGTAGGGGCCGACGAGACGATCCCTACCACCTTGTCCGCCGTGCTGGAAGTCGTGTTGAACGTGGCCGGGTCGGCGTAGTAACGCTCCGGCTGCGAGACCCACTTCCATGCCGTGCCGTTCCACTGCTGAACATGATTGTTTCGGTCCAGCCGCATGACCTGTTGGCCCTGAACCGGGGTTGTGATCGTGTCCCGGTCCGTCTTGTCCCGGACCCGGATCAAGCTCCCCCTAGTGGCGGTGTACTTGAATACCTGAGTGTAGGTCAGGTGGGTGCCGAGCGTATCGCCCGCCTCCACCAAAGCCTCCGCCAGAACCATTGCGCCCGCAGGGACCCCGGCGTAGTTACCGCTCGGGGAGGCTGCAGCAGTACCTACCGTTACGCCCGCGACAGCGAGGTTGTTGGCGTCACCCTTGGTCGTGTCGTTCTGCTTCACCCAGATAAGGTCAATCCGGGAGTTCGTTCCCGGAGCAGCCGTACCCGCGACCGTCTGGATTCCCTCGTTGGCGAACTCGTACGCGCCCTCACCCTGGGTCCGGTGGATCACGAAGTGGGCCGGGTCGATGTAGTGGGTCATGGAGGCTCCGGAGCCGTAGACGAGGTTCGTCTTGGCATTCTCCAGCACCCCGGAGCGGGGGACCCCGGGTGCGTTCTCAATAAGCAGACCGCCCAGCGCGAGTCGGGCTTCGGCGGGTGTAGTGCCGACGTTGCCCCCCGCTACCGGGACGAATAGCCCTCGTTTTGTCGACATTTAGTTTGTCTCCTCCGTTGGTGTTATCGCTGCCAGCTTCTCCGACAGGGCCTGGATTAGTCGGCCCTGCTGGTCCAGTCGGTCGTTCATGTCTACTAACATTCTACCCTGTCGCTGTGTCTTATCAACAAGGCGCTGCACGTAGGGAATGAGCCGGGGTCCGATCAGGTCGTACCGGATGCCGTCGATCTGGCCCTCGAAGTAGGTCACTACATCGGGCCAAACCTCGACCACTTCCTCAGCGATCATCCCAAACTCGTCTTTGGCTCCCTCGGACTTCCACTGGGGGCCTTCGGCGGGTTCACCCAAGACCGACAGGACTGGCCGGAACTGGGGCTTCCGGTCGTAGATAACCGGTCTTAGTTTCATAATATCTGCGTCGTTGGGAGCGTCCCGGACATTCTCCTTGTACCGGATGGACGAGGTGTTCCGTCCGAGGTGGAACCCACCGTCGTTGCCCACCCAGACCGCATAGAAGGTGGAGCCTGATACGTTATTGTTGAACGCGTAGCTCGACCCGTCGGCCTGTGCCGCGAGTGTGGCGGTTGCAGCTGTTGTGGCGCTAGCAACAGCTGAGGTGATTTCCGACCCGGCGTGGGTGTGGGCGGACGGAGCGAAGGTCGCGGGTTTCCCGGACAGGTTGGCCCACGTCGCCACCTGAGCACCGATGTGAACCCAGGTCGAGCCGTTCAGGACCTCCAGCCCATATTCGCCCGGGTCCGAGTTGGTCAGCAGCCCGTAGCGGGCAGTTTCGGTGCCGTCCGCCTTGTACGCGATGATTGCCGCGTCCTCGGTTGAGATTCGGAGCCGGATGTTGCCTGATTCATCCTTGACCACCATCCCATCGCCACCCGAAATCGAGGCGTTGCGCAGGTCCGAGTTCTTCCCGAGCTTCGCCACCTCAGCCGCGAGCTGAGATATCATCTGCCGGAGCTGGATGATGGGGTCCGTCTCCATCCTCCGGCGCGGGATGCCGTCTGCCACAACCTCGGGTTCAAGGACCGGGGGCAGCTCCTCCGGAATGGCTGTCATTATACGCTCCCTTGGATCGGCGCAACCGCGATTGACACGTTGTTGGAGTGGTCTCCGTCGATGGCCAGCATACGAACCCTGGCCCGCAGACCTGCCGGGAGGATCGGGTGATCCATCGGCGTGATGGCCTGTGCCCAGTCGCCCGGAAGATAAGTCCCGAGTCGGGGTTCAGCGTCCGCCTTCACGACCATGGACCACGAATCCCAGGGCAACGCGTGGTCAGCCATGGCCCGGTTGGCCAAAGACTGTAGGACCGATTGGGACTCCTCCTGCGAGGACCCCTGCTCGGTCTCGGTCCACGGGTACCCGGCGTTGACGAGCCGGGTATTCCGGGCAGCAGCAAGGCGCATTGCCTCCTCCTGCCCGGAACCCGGCGCCCAAGCCCACGCGGCCAGCTCCGTGCCGTCTTGGTCGATACCGTAGTCGGCAACCGGAGAATGCTCCACCGAGGCGTCCCACTTCCAGTCCGGACCAGACTGGTAGAGCAGGTCAACTGCACCATGCTCCAGCACCCACTCGACGTAATCCGGGCTACCGGCCTTGAACCGAGGCCGGAACCTGAGGTCCGGACCCTTCTCCACGGCGGTAAGCTCCCGGAGGTCGTCTCCGAGCCACCCGAGGTTATACCCGTAGTAGGTCCGCGTGTGGGTACCCGCGATGTTTGCGGGCAGAACCACCGGGAGTTGGCCTCCCCACGGGTTGTCTTGGATCGAAATCCGGACCAGCTCCCGGGCAATGGACCCGAGGTGCTTCCCGCTGATCGCGATCTTGGCCTTGACGGGATCGACCCGGAGCGGGTCCCCGATTGCTCGGAGAGCCGCACCGGGTAGGTTCTTGCGCCGGTCGAAGATCGACCAAAGACCGTTGCCTTGGAGGTCCAAGGAGTAGGTCTTGGGGTCGAACTTCCGCTTCCAGATCGGACCACATTCGAGGATAGTGTCGCCGTAGCTCACTCCGAGGAACTGCTTGACCGTCGAGGTGAGGTTGCGGAGGTCCAGATTCCGGGCCTCCTTGGAGGCTACTCGGACGGTGGCGGAGACCGGCCCCGCACCGTTCAGCCGGATGCCCCACTTGTAGGAGGAAACGGGCAAGGTCGCGTTGATCTTGCCCGTTTTCACATCCCCCACAAATACTCGGAATCCAGTATCTACCACCATGCGGGCCGTACCTCAACTTTCATTGTAGCGTTGGTCGATCCGGGCGACTCGAAGAGCCATGTGGCGGTTTCACCCCGTCCGAGCCGGGTCCATTCGGAGACCTGCAGGTCCCGGGGTGCGTAACCATCCAAGATCACCGATCCGTCGTCAGTGTCGAGGACCAGTGTTTGCCCTGATCGCAAGGTACCAGTGTACACCAGCCGCCGACCCGAGCCAAGCTCGGTGATCGTGAACCCGGGGACTAGGGTCCCCTTGATCGTGAACTTAGGCCCGGTGTCGGCTGTACCGGGGTTGGTCAGAGAGGCCGTCCCGGGGCTTCCGTTGATACCGAAGTCCAGGATGCCCACGGTGCCCCGCCCGTCCGGTACGAGTTCGGTGGAGGGCGACGCGTAGGCCGTCCCGACCCATCCGAAGTCCGAGGCCCCGTTGTCCAGCGAGTCGCCGTCGAACCAAGGGGTCGGAACATCGGATTTCTCAATCATCGCCCGGGATGCGTCGTAGTTACCAACCCCCGGGGTGTTGCCGGTGGTGTGGTAGAACCACAAGGTGATCTTATTGAAGTCTCCGGTAGCCGCTCCTGTAACAGTTACTGTGGTGTCCACTCCGGCAGTCAACTGCTGGATGCTGGAGTCCACCGAGTTTACCGTAGTGCTGTTCATGAGGAAGGTGATCCGGAGCCGGGAGGACAGGGTGTTGGGGCAGTTCAGCGCCATCGACCCGGACCAAGTGTCACCCGCCACCCCAGACAGGCCAGACTCGGTGTAAGTCCACCCGGTGGACCCGGAGACCTTCGGGACGTAAATCGCCCTGCGGGCTTTGCCAGACCTGCCGTCGCTGCCCGGGAGAGACCTCCAGAGGGTGTCCCCGACCTCTCCCGTGCCAGCTAGGTAGTTCCAGCCGACCGGGGTGATCTGAGCCGACTTCGTGGACGCGGAAAGGTGAGCCGTGCCGGTCCACGCGTAGATGAAGTCATCGTTGGGGGTCGAGCCGTCGTAGTACGGTTCATTGATCCAAGTCTGTACTTCACCCTGAGTATCTCCGGTAAACACCTGTACTGCATCCGCCCACATCCTCTTGCCGGAGGCCATAGGGTTCACCAAGTCCGAGGGGTCCCGGAACTGCAGGTAGTATCCAAACGATACTGCATCGGTCGGAGCCTGGGCTACCACCTCCGGGTAGGCCCCGTTGTAGAAGCTGCCCACGATCCACGGGGAGAGCGAGTTGGAAATGCTCGCCCCGGCAGCGTTTCGCCAGTTGATCCAGACCCGGACTTCATACCCAGATTCCGTCGCCATAAACGCTTTCACGCCAGCCCACTGCCCCGCAGTGATCGTGGGACGGTAAGTAGCTGAAATCATGGACAGTGAAGGTTGGGCGTGGGTCCCGTCCGCCGTGACCTGCACGATGCTGGTCCCGGACTTCCACATCTGGCTGAATGACCCGGTTACGGCTGCGGTGGCGTTGTTGGCCGTCCAAGCGGAGAAGCCCGTCTCAAACGACGGGTTCACCGCCCGGTTGGTAGAGTAAAGTTCAGTGGAACCCGGAGCGGACGGCAGACCATTGGAGGCCCAGTTCGTCCGACCGGTGATCCACTGTCCCGAGAACAGGTCAAACCGCAGACCGCCACTCTCAGTCGGGATGCCCACCTCGGGCGACCAGATCGAGGAGCCGTACTTGCGCGGGTCCGGAGCCAGCATGAAGATAGTGAAGGTGAACTGCGCCCGCCCGGTCCACACCGGGTCGAAGCCGTCCCCCGCGAGGTAAACGTTGGCCCAGCGGGTGCCGAGAGCAGAGTACGTTGTGAACTTGCCCTCGGCACCGTCTCCGAACAGCCCCGCCAGTTCCTGGATTTTCATCTCCGCGTCCAGTGGCGAAGTACCGATGTAGGCCCCGTCGATCTGGATCAGACGCTCGTCTTTCCACCCCCGCTCCGAGTGCGAGCCGTGCGCCCCCAACCGGTCCGACTTGTCGCGCCGGATCGGGGAGGAGCCGTGCCAGCCCTTGATTTTGTTGATCAGGAGCTGCGACCCTGGCCCCCACTGGACGTTCTCGCCCGTAGTGAGTTCCAGGGTCGCCGCGTTCGGAGCTACCAGAATGTTATCCGTCACGGAAGAGCACCTACAATCTTTCCTGCCGAAATGGATGCGAGGTTCTCCTCGCTCATTTTCTCCGATGGGTGGACGTGTTGCTCAATGAGCGGTCCGCTGTAGCCCCGGTAGTCACCCTGCCGAACGTCGTACGAGCCGTAGACGCTTTGCTTGGCGAAGGCCGGAACCTCCGGGAGCTGCACGAGGTTTTGCATCGAGTCGGTGAGGTCGTCCCGCATGGAGTCCAAACCGCCGATGTAGCCCTCGACGGTGTTGACACCGAAGCCGAAGAACACCCTCGACGGGGAATGGATGCCAAGCAGGTCCTTGAATACCCCGACGATGGGACCGGGTACCAAGGAGACGATCGCGTTACCGATTGCGCCCATCATGGACCCGATACCGTTGATCAGGCCCTGGATGATATCGCGACCGATGTTGAACAGTGCCGACCCTACGTTGCCCAAGGCTCCGACGATCTTGCCGAGCAGACCGCCGAAGAACCCGAGCAAGTTCCCGATCATTCCGGACGCGCCGTTTACGATTGAGTTCCACGAGGTGGTGACGTAGTTCACGATCCCGGAGAAGATCGAGGAGAAGAACCCGAATACCGCGTTTAGTCCGCCACCCACTACCGAGATGATCGTGGAGAGGACCCCGGAAATCACCGACATAATAGCGCCGAAGATGCCCGATACGATGTTCAGAATTCCAGACCAGACCTGTGCCCAGTTGCCCGAGATGATCCCGGTGACCACCTGAATGATGCCCATGATGATTTGCATCACGTTGGTGATGATATCCGCTATTGCGGTAAACACCGTGACCACGACCGGCATCAAGGCCGAGATGATCGGCATCAGCAGGTCGGCAATCATCGAAATCAGCGGAGCGATGGCTTGGAGCACCGCGCCGAATATCGTGATCACCATCGGCATTACCGCCGACACGAGCTGCATGATTACCGGCATCAGGGCCGTGAGCAGGGACCCGACCAACTGGATTACCACGGTGACGATTTGGGCGATCACCGGGGCCATTTGCTGGAAGAACCCGCCGAGCTGCGCGAACATCGAAATCAGGACCGGAGCCAGAGCCGTGAAGAGCTGCCCGAGCTGGTTTACTAGGATCGTCGCGAGCTGCTGGAGCACCGGCATGATTGCCGTGAGCACTGCGCCCAGTGAAGTTCCGACCGCTGCACCGAGGGAACCCAAGGCTCCGGCCAGTGCGGGCAGCACCGGCATGAGCGCTTGGAAGATCATGCCCAACGGGGAGAACGTCGTGAACAACTGGAGGACCTGCGGGACCAGCGAGGCTATCACGGGACCCAGAGTGGAGAAGAGTCCAGAGAAGACCGGTCCGATGGTCGCCCCGAGGGTGCCCACGGTATTGTGGATCGCGATGCCCAGGCCCTCGAAGAACCCGGATATTCCAGAGGAGGTGTTCTCGCCACCCTCCATCAGGCCAGCGAAGAACGCCCGACCGGACCCCTCTCCCGTCTGCCAGACCTGCGCAATTCGGAAGCCCGCAGTTTCGAAAGCCCCGGCCAGTCCGTCCGAGGTAATATCACCATCAGATTTCATCCCGGCGAAGAAGGCCCGCCCAGCACCCAGCCCCTCCTCGAATACTCGCCCGAACGTTGAGTTCGGATCAATATTCAGGGCGGACATAATCTCGGAGTTGAGCGCCCCGTCCCCCAGCAACTGCTGGAACAAGGACACCTTGTCCAAGATCGCGGACAGGCCCCGCACGCCGTCCAGCGCCTTGAGCCGTACTGCGGTGAATGCCGGAGCCAGGAATCCACCGATCTTGGCAGACAGGTTCTCCGACTCTGCAGCCAGGGTCTTTTGAACGTTGGCCGTAGAGTCCGAGGTGCGGGCGAAGTCGCCCTGCGCGTCCTTGGTCTGCTTGAAGATCAGAGCCTGGGCAGCCAAGACCTTCTGCTGCGGGGTGAGCGCATCTTTGGTGGTCTTGATCAACCCCTGGGCGAGGGCCTCCTCGCGGAGCGCCGCGTCGTCCAGCATGACACCGTATGCGCGGATTGGTTCGGTCTCGCCACGGAGAGCAGCGCCGACAGCCTCAATCGCCTGTTCGGTGGAAGTGCCCTTGAAGGACGCCATATCACCGGCCAGCGCAGTCAGGTCGGTGGAGAAGGTCGCGAGGTCGTTACCGGCGAGACCTGCGGACTTGCCGTAGGTACCGAAGGTGTTGGCCGCGTTAATGACCTGCTGCTGCGACAGGCCCAGGGATGCGCCAGCAGTTTTGGATTGGTCGATGATCAGATTCATCGAGTCGCCAAACACGACCCCTGCCGCTGCGGTCGAGTCCTCCAGCTCGGAGAACGCCGCTACGGAGTCGGTGGCGAAAGATTTAATTTTGTCAGCGGCGAATAGCGTGAGAGCGGGACCAACGACGGCTTTGAGTGCCCCGCTGATCCCAGCTCCCATGCCCCGACCGATGGAGTCGCCAGCGGCCCTGCCGTCAACGCCCGAAACTTCCTTGGCGATTGCGCCTTGGAGACCCTTTACTGATGGCAGCAGCGAAAAATACGCCGAGCCTACTTCCACTGCTGTCATAGGGGTTTAGTCTCCTGCCCACCAGTCGTCAAATTCACTGATTTTGATCGGTTCAGAACCGAATGATTGGGTGTTCTTGTCCTTCACGCCCGGTCGCTTGATGCGTGCCGGTTGTGCACCCTTACCGCCACCCCGCTGCCAGTTGGCGTCTTGGAGCACGTCAACGACGATTGCGAGCAAGTGGTCCGTTACGGTCCACTCTGCGGCCTCACCGTGCAGGGACTTGCCCAGAGCAGAGCCTAACGGGCTGTGCGCTATGATCTGCCATAGCTGCCGCCAGTCAAGCTCCGCTCCGAGCTGGTCGAGGTCCATGCCCATCGTGAGGAGGGTATATTCAATCGCCCCCCTGTGCTCCCTTAGGAGTTCGAGGAGGGCTGAGATTCCCCCAGGGATACCCCGGAGGCGTCGGCCCATGCCTTAATGACACCTTCGAGCTGTTCCATATCTTCGAACTCGTCGATCAGGCCGGGTTCGTAAAGCGAGAACAGGAGCTGCAGCGCGGCCTGAACCGGCATGCCCTCGACCTGAATGGCAATCTTGGGCTTGAGGTACTTCAACTTCGGGATGGACCGAACCCTGTCCTCGCCCGGAAGCTGGAAGCGGAACTGGTTCTGGTGGAGGCTGGCCTTGGAGGCGGGAACGCGGTAGACCGAGGGAACTCCGTCGAGGACCTCGCTGATCGGCTGGTCCTGCTCGGTCACAGCGGCTGCAGCCTGTTCGGCCTTGATGCGGCGAAGCTCCGCGAGTTCAGCCTGAGAAAACTCGGATGATGTAGTCAAGGGGATCACTACTTTCTGTTGGTTGGTTTGGGATCATTCGGGAGTAACGGAGGGGTGGGCGATCCCGTACCCACCCCTCCAGCTTGTTACGCGGTGTAGACGCCCGTATCCGTGTAGATGTAGACGTTGTTACCGAGCGCATCCGGGTAAGTGGTGAGCTTGACCGGAAGTTGTACCGCGTCCTTCTGGGTGAAGGAGATTTCACCGCGCTCGGTGATCTGTCCCAGCGGGACCACGATCTGAATCTTGCGCGGGCCGTCCTTGATGCGGAATACCCAAGTGTTGACGGGCATATCCTGGCCGTTGAGCTGGACCTTGTGCATCAGGCCGTTGCCGGTGGTGTTGGCAGACGGGACTGCACCCGCCGTGCCAGCGGTTCCGGTGTCGGTGTAGGTGGTCACCGCTCCGAGGGTGGCGATCAGCTTGTCCTGTCCACCGGAGAAGGTACCACGGTAGACCTTGTAACCAGACGCGCCGGGGATTGCGGCCCAAGTCATAGCCTGGGTCGAGGTGGAGGCAGTCGTGGTCGTGGTGATTTCGTTGGAGCCGAGGGTCTCACCGTTGGCGTTGATCGCCGTGATCTTCCAGTAGAAGGTACCGTTCAAGGTACCACCCGTGGTGGCCGTCGCGCCCTTCGTGAGGACCGGAGCATTCAGGAAGGCCTGAGAGGTCATGATCGCCACGTTGGCGTCACCGAAGTACTGCCGGAGGGCTTCGGTGGACAGCTCCAAGTGGGACCACGCCAGCTCAGCGGCGAACTCTTCCAGCACCTTACGGATGGTCGTACCCGACCAGTCCTTGATATCGGAGAGCTTGGTGTTCGGAGTCAGCTTCAAACCATCCGGGCCGACGTAGCCCGAGTCGATGTAGGCCGGGTCCAGCGTCGCGGCGATGGTACCCGGGAGAGCGGTACCCACGGGAGAGCGGAGGATTGCGCCCGTGACGAGCTGATCCGGCGCACCCGTAAATACGTTGGCGACCTTAGTAGTCATTGTATTGCCCCTTCTGTAGGCGTTACGGTTTCGCCGCTGCGGATTGCAACGGCGTAGGTGGCGGTGTATCGCACTTGCGCGGACAGACCGTCCGGGAGATTGACGGGACCGGAAATCTCGTCACACCCCAGTATTGAATATCCATCGATATCGGTGTACCAATGGAGTAGCCCCCGGACCTCGTTGGCGAGCCTAGCAGCTTTGGTCTCGGTGGAGGACCACGCCTCAACCAAGATCAGCGGTTCGTCCGTCACCAAATCTCGCATTCCGCCACCCACGCGGCGGAGGAGCACAAACTCGGAGGGTCGGGGGTTCGGGACTGCGGTCGAGACCTTGATCCCGGGCCGGTTGAACTTGGTCCGCAGATCGAATTGGACCTGATTTAATAGCAGGTCCTCGGAGTCTGCGGTGATGATGATTTCCATGGTCACCTCAACGCGTCAATGGAACTGGTAAGCGACCGGTCGGTGGCCTCCGCAATCCTGGCTTCCTTGTTGGCCGTGATCACTGAGGCCCTGGCCCTCGTCTTGCCGGGTCGGACCGAGGCTTCGAACCGGGCTGGCTCGTCCTCGAAGGTGTTGGTGCTGCTGGCCCTGCCCTCTGCTGCGCGGGCCATCCGTTCGGCGGCTTGCAGCAGGTGGGCTTGGACCTCTGGGGAGTTCATCAGTTGCCGGATCCCGGCGTCGTTCAGGACGACCTTGACCTCTTCTGCCATCAGCCCTCCCAGCGGTTCATAGTGAAGGTTGCGTGATCCAGCGCACCAGTCGGGCTGGGCTGGATTTGGACCTCGCCCACGATCTGGTATTCCTTGCCCGCGTACCGGAAGTGGTCATTGTCCCGAATGTCAGCGGACGCCGGGGCCTGTACCAGATACTGGGTGAGGGTGGCGGACCGGTTGGCCGAGACCTCCGAGGAGGTCGTCGGCTGGACGATGCAGCCATTGATCGGGAACTCGGCGGGGTTCGTGTAGTCGTAGGTCACGTTGCCGTGGTCCGAAATCTCCGTGGGCCGGAGCCGAACGAGGGTCTGTCGGGCGAATGAGATGGGGATCATCAGGCTGTCACCAGCTTGTATCGGCCCATGATTTCGCGTTCGTACCCGAGCGGTACCAGCCCACCGGATACGCCCTGCTGGACCGTGGCCCAGTTGATCGACATTGCCCCGGCCTGTTCCCGGGTAGCTCCCATCGGGGAGGCCAGACCGCGTGCGACCAGCGAAAGTGTGAGGAATGTGAGTTCGGCGAACTCGTCGTAGCCGTGGTTCATGACGGCCACGATCTTCCTGAATCGGCTGGTCCAAGGGCACCGGTCGGTCCGCTGGACCATACCGATTTCGGACCAGTCCAGGGCATCCACGTCCAGAGCTACCCCAAGCTCGGTCAGGGAGACCAGCTCGGAGAGCTTCTGAGTGGGTAGGAGCAGTGTAGGCCCACCGGGGCCGTCCAAGGTCACGGAGTGGCCCTCGACGGCTGGCCCGATGTGCCACCCGGCCTCGCGCCGGATAGACTGGGTGACCGCCTTGATTGCGTCCTCCACGCGGGGATCATCAGCCGGGATTGCACCTTTGGTGTATGCTTCCAACTGTTGAGGCGTCGCGAAGTCGGGAATATCTGCGATAGCGACCAAAACGGCCACCCCTCTCGTCTACTTGTTGGCGGGAGCCTGGGCTTCTGCCGTCTGGACTTCCAGCGGCTTTGCGGCCTGAGCTTCCGTGAGCTTCTTGGCGGTGTTGCCAAGGGTCTCGGCGTATTCCTCGGTGGCCTGGATTCGGTGCTTGACACCGTTAATCTTGACCTCGTAAACGTTGAGCTTAGCCATGGTAGCTAATCCTTCCTAAGATTGGGGGTGAGGTGGGGTGAGGGGCCGGAGTAGCGACCCCTCACCCGAACAGCTCAGACTAGGCTACGGGAGCCAGGTCCAGCTTGACGATGGCGGACGGGCGACGGACTGCAAGGCCGAGGCGCTCTTCGGCGCGGACGGTGATCTTGTTGTCCGTGAAGTCCGTGGAGTGCGAGTTGGTGGACTCGACGCGGACGCCACCCTTGCGGTAGACCGTGGTGGCCTGCTTGAGTGCACCCACGATGGCCGTACCCTGCGCGATGGACGGGGTGACCAGAGTCCGCAGACCCCAGACGGGCGGGTTCTGCAGGACGCCACCGTTGCCGTACTGGCCTTGGAAGAATCCACCGCCCATGTACTGCTCGTTGGCGTCCTTCTGGAGCCGCAGCGACTGGTAGTCGAGCGGGTGCATGACCAGCGAGTCCGCGTTCAGGCCGGAGGCCGTCTGTACGGCGGTGATCTGACGGAAGATTGCGTCCGCCACACCCTCGCCGGAAGTGCGGGCACCGAGCTGGATGCCGGAGCGGTTCAGCAGACCCAGGATGTTCTGGCCGGTGCCGTCGCCGTAGATCAACTGCTGCTCTTCGAACTTGGCCAGTTCGTAGAGGAGACGGGTGTTGATTTCGGAAACGACGAAGGGCAGGTCCTCCATCATTTCATCGGTGAACTTGATGAAACCGGCGATCTTGCGGATCGCGTCGGAGGCCAGGATCGGGTCCGGGATGTGGAGCTGCGGCTTGGCCGCACCTTCCGCAACGGTCGTGAAACCGCCCTGAACCGGTCCCTGCTCGATGAAGTAGGCGATTGCCTGTCCGGAGATGGTGCCGGAGCCGAGCAGGTCCGCGAGGATCAGCTCAGGACGCGGTGCCTGAACGATTGTGCGGTCGAACTCGGTCAGGACCGGAGTCTGGAAGACGGAACCCACGGTGTGGGTATCGCCAGCGGCCTTGGAGGGGCCTTCCCACTCGGTCGTGGAGGCCGAGAAGCCCTTGACACCAAGGTTTTCCTTCACCTCGGCGTAGACCGAGTTGGCGAAGTGCTCACCAAGGGACTTGGCTGCGGTCTGGAGGCCCTTCTCGCGGAGGTCCTCGTTCTCGTCGCCCTTGGCCAGCGAGCCAATGGTATCGAGCAGACCCTTGCCGCGTTCGCCAGCGGCGATCTTGGCGTCGAGGGACTTCACTTCCGCGATGTGACCCTCGACTTCCTTGAACTCGGTGTCGGTGAGGTCGCGGCCTTCGGCTGCAGCCTTCTTGGTCAGTTCCTGTGCCGCCTTGAGAGCAGCGGCACGTTGCGCTTTGAGGTCCATTAGTTGGACCCTCCTTCCAATGAGAGGATTTCGAGTTGTGCCGCGAGGCTCCGGGAGCTAGCGGACGACTTTGGGCGGGGGTCCTCGACCTTGGCCGGTGAAGGCTCCTCGGTCTTGCCCTGGCCCTTTTCGCTGGCCGCTTCGGGAGTGCGTGCGCCACCCATCAGGAGGTCCCCGATGGAGTGATATGTTTTCAGGAGAGACTTGAACTGCGATTCGGACAGTGTGCCCTGACGGAGCTGCTGCTCGGCCAGTGCCGCTGCCTTGACCGCTGTAATCTCGGTCTCCTGATTGGCCCCAATCGGGACCACCGAGACTTCGTAAAGCTTGAGCTTACGAAGCTCGAAGTATTCTTCGGAACCCGCCGACTCGTCATTGGGGTCCTTCTGGCGCTCGGCCCAGCCACCCTCCAAAACGTCGTACGCGAACGACATTTGGTTGATGCGCCGACCCTTGATCAGCCGGTAGACCTGAGCCGCCTTGGGCGATTCGAGGTCGAGCTGGTTCAGGGTGAGGAGTCCGTGGTCATCCTCCTTGGCGTCCTCCACGTGGCCGATGTTGTAGTCCGGGTCGCTCATGTTGTGACCGAACAGCAGCGGCAGGAGGTTGCCCGAGTCTTTCCACTGGGCGAGGGAGTCGTTGAATGCACCCGGCATTACCACGTCCCCGTAGGAGTCCTTATTGCCAAACACCGAGGCGTAGGCTTCGAACTGCCCCTCTTTGAGGCCGTCCTCTGGACCAGCTTTCACCCTTATCTGGGCGTCTTTCATCTTCACGATGTTTCCCCTTCCGGGCTACTCGACATTTACGGAAACGGAGCAGGTGCACCCCGCCACCCCATCGGCTCCGAGGACCGGATCGCCCGGCCAATCGGCTCCGTTACTGAACTTCGCATCGATCGCCACCGTCTCCCCGTTCATCCGGCTGTGGGCCTTCCGAGGGTTCGACGAGTTCACGGTCCATGTTTTGGTGCGCTTCTGATCGCCCGAGCCAACCTGTTTGGCGGCTTCCACGGTGGCGAAAGCACTCCAAGCGGTCAGTAGGGCTGCTGCGGCTGTCACCGAGCGGTTGTCCTCGGCCTTCGAGAATACCTCGGCGGGCTTCGGACCATCCTCATCCTCCTCCAATGCCAGGGCTTCATCGAGAGCCGCTTTCGTGGCCCCGTTGATCGCCTCGGCGCGTGACTTCGCCACCGCTTGGAGGAATTTGAGGGTTCGCTCGGAGTCGTAGGAGTCCGCGTCAAACCCGAGGGACTCCGCCACCTCACGGCCGATCTTGTGGGAGACCTGAACCGCGAGTTTGTAGAGGTCCTGGGCCAGCTCCCGGTTCCATCGGGCCTCGTCCCACCAGTCCTCGCCGTCCTTCGCGCCCAAAGCGGACAGGACGACTGCCGACTGACGTTTGAAGAACGCCTTCAAGACCTTTTCGATGTTCGCTTGGGCCGTGTCCGACCCCCGCGCCTTCTCTCCGAGGTCCATCATGGAGGGCAGCGTCAACGGACCCCAGGATTGGACTGCCTTTTGGGCGAGTCCGAGGTACTGGTTCTGTCCGGTGATGCTGTCCGGGGTGCTGTCTGCCGGGGAGGCTTGGCCACCCGTTACGACGTTGAGCGGGACAATCAGCTCGTCCGCGCCCTCCAGTGCGGGCAGGTTCTCCCGCGCCCGGGCTTCGTTCCGGGTCAGCCAAGGGCCACCGGTCGAAGCCGACATTACTGCCGCTTGCTCTTCGAACGATCCTTGGAGCTTTTCCTTGACGTTGAACTCGACGTAGATTCCATCAACGCCGGGATCAAGTTTGGGGACCAAAAACGTGTTGATCCGATCTTCAAGCTGAGCGAGAACTGGGCCAAGTGTGTTGGTGTAGAGCGACTTGTTGAACTCGCGGACGTTGGAGAAGTTAGCGTTGTCAAGCTGGCCGACCATCGTGGGGTTAATATGATATACCTGGCACACGGTCTGGAAGCTGAGCTTGGCCGCTTCGATGAACTGCTCTTCTTTCGCGTTGAACCCAAGCCGCTTGCCCTCCATCCCATCCTCGAAGATGATCGTACCGCCCGCGTCCGAGCCGCCGTCTCCGGCGAGCTTGGAGTCGAGGGCCTCCTTGAACTTGCGCTTCTGGTCCGGAGTCCACGCCGGGGCATCCTTGGGCCGGGAGACCACCATTCCGGCGCGTCCACCCTTGGTCCACTGCTGCTCGCGGTAGACCATCGCGTGAATCTGCTCCGACATTGTGGCCTTGAGCGACTCGACCGGGGATACACCCTTGACGAGGTTGTTCGGGTCCCACCCGTGGAAGTAGAGCACGTCCTCCATGGGGACCTTCAACGGCTTGGTTGCGCCCGGGGGCTGGATTTTCACCCAGCTCGGACCCCAAACGTCCCCGCCACCGAACCCCTGAACCCAGGGCATCGGGATCGGCTGGATAGTCCAGCCGGAGGGACGGTCGATATCCTCGACCACGAGCCAAAGCGCCTCGTCCCACAGGGCCAAGTCCGACACCAGCGAGTTAAACAGCTCGTAGGTGGTCATTGACTTGTTAGGTGCGGCCAGGGTCTGGGCAGTCACCGAGGAGCGGTCCCGCTTCCGGTCCGTCTCGTCCACCCGCTGGAAGCAATGGACCCCGAGTTGGGCGATGTTCCGAGCCATGAACGAGATTACCGTCCGCAGGTTCGGCTGCTGCCTGAACAGCGAGGCCGGGTCCTGCCCCCGGATCAGCCGTCGAACGTCGTCGAAGCTGGCCGGGACCCCGAAGAGCATCACCGAGCCGTATTCGGTCCGGGTCTGCGGTGCCATAACGTTCCGGAAGGCATCAAAGATTCCCATGTGTACTCCCTCCGGAGGTCATACGAAGATCAACTCTTCGTTATCGTAGGCGCTCTTTTGCTGTTCTTCCACCGGTTGGTGGAGCGCCCAAAATGCAGCGGTGATCGCGATCAGCGGCGAGATATCGAACGGTGACCGCTTCCGGTCCCACACCCAGTAGTCCGCGATGGACTTGGTTTGGGCCGTAGTAGCGGCGAAGTTCAGGACCTCTTGGTTCAGGTGGTGCACCTTGCTGTCCCGGACGGCATCGAAGAACTGGGCCGTACCGCGCCCGAGTTCGCCACCAGCCCAGCCAACGACCGGGACTCCAGCCGTGACTAGCTCTTTCAGGAGAGAGGAGACCGGGGAGCCGTTCTCCTGCAGCGCCACACCCAACAAGCCCTCGCGCTCCTTGCGCTCCGTGAGCCAGGGTACGATCCAGTCCGTATTGGCCCGGTAGGCGACCACTTCCGCGTGGGCTTTCCCGTCCTCCCGGAGGCCCACGACAGCAATCGAGGCGTACTTCCGGTCCCAAGACACGTCCACGCCGAAGTAGTATCCTCCGGTGCGCTTGGAGGACATATCCTTCAAGGTCTCCCAGTGTCCCTGCTCCCACGGTCCGAGAGCTGCGGTCGAGACCCACTGGCAGAGACATTCAACCCGGAATACCGGGTCGGGGTCGGTGCCATGGGCTGCGGCGAGCGCATCCTCGGTCAGCCGGATTTCGCCGTCAGCGTCGGCATGCCCAACCGAGGGGTTGGCCATTGCCCAGCCTCGGCGGTCCGAGGTCGGGTAGTCGTCAGGGGCCGAGTATTCGAACAGCCCGAGGGAAACGTCCTCGGTCTCGCCCGACTCAATCGCCATGTGGGACTGGTTGCGGAGGTGCGCCAGCACGACCGACGAGGCGTCGCCCGCGTTGGAGACCCCCCAGACCTGCGCCCGGGGACGTGCCATGGTGGTCTTGGTGACCGCGCCCCAGGCATCCCAGTTCGTGTGCTCCCGGAGTTCGTCCAAGATCACGAGGTCGCCGGAGAGACCACGGCCACCCTTACGGGTCGCGGCAGTCACCTTGTACTGCGAGCGCACCGTCTCGCCGTTGGCGTCCTTGAATGATATTCGGAGGGACTTCTTGCCGTTGGTCTTGTCAACCGCCGTAATGTCTGCGGCGAGGTCCTCGTTATCCTCAGCGAACGCCACTGCCTCGGACCATTGCTTCTCGGCAATATCTAGGTTCTGGGCGGTGCCGATCACGAGGGGTGCGTTATCGACGTACATTCGCCACAGGGACAGGACCTGCAACAGCAGCGACTTGCCGTTCTGGCGGGCGACCAATAGGACCACGGTCCGGAACCGGAACTTGCCGTCCGGGTTCAGCTCCAGCGCGTGGATTAGAATCCACTTCTGCCACGGGTAGAGGTGGACTCCGAGGACCATCTCAGCGAACTGGATACATTCGAACCCGAGGGAGGTTTTGGGGGTCAGCTTGCGCTTGGGTGGCGTGTAGACCCGGGGGACTTCACTCCCCAGAAGCTCTTTTCGCCCTGCTGGCCGTCGGCTTGCGGGTTGCCGCTTTTTGGGTCGGCTTTTCGTCGTTGCTGCTGCCACTTCGAAGCCCCCTCACGACTGCAAGTCCCGACTTCTGCTTGTCGTCCGGTTTAATATCGAGGGCCTTACGGGCAGCGATGGAGCCGCCGAGCTTTTCGAGACCGGAGATGATCTGCGGGATGGTGTAAATTGCCTTGTTGTGAAGCTCCATCGCCCGGATCAGGTCCTTGGGTTCGGCTTCACCGCTCAACGAGATTACCTCGACCGTGTGCCGGGTACTGTCGCAATATTCCGCCATAGTGCGGATACCGCCGACGATACCCCAGTCCTTCTCGGTAAGGTCGTCCTTCATCGCGTCGATGGATTTCTCCACGTACTCCGACATTTTCTTGTTATCAAACGATTTGGGGTCAAAGGCCATTTTGAACTCCTTTCCGCGTGTGTGTGCGGGCGACCCCCGGTCGGATGCCGGGGAGGGAGAGGACAC